CATCGATCTCGGGGCGTCAAAACCCATTCCTCGGTCTGCCCGATCCTCCGCCCGGCGTGCGACCGCGCACCGATCCCCCTTCGCGCGGCATGGCAATGGACGAGGCGCCTGGCGCGCCACCCGGAGGCGCGTGGGGCGCATGGGCGCAACAAGGGCTGTGGGGCGAGGGGTTATGGTTCCCGGGCTATCCATACCTCGCGGAACTGGCGCAGCGGGCCGAATACCGCAACATGGTCGGCACGCTGGCCGAGGAATGCACGCGGAAGTGGATCAAGATCGTCAGCCGGGGGAAAACCGACAAGACCGCTAAAGTCGAAGCGCTTGAGCAATCCATGATTGCGCTCAGCATGCGCAAAGCGTTTCATCGTGGAGTGGAACTCGACGGCTTCATGGGGATGGGCGCGATCTACCTGGATTTGATGCACGGCGACACTCCGGTGTCGGACATCCCCGAGGAACTGGTGATGCCGCTGCCGCTGCTGCCCGGCAAGATCGGCAAGGGATCGCTGAGGGGGTTTGTCCCGATTGATCCGACGTGGATGTCGCCCATGACCTACAATTCGATCGATCCGCTCAGGCCGGACTTTTTCGTTCCGTCGGTTTGGTATGTGTTGGGGAAGCCCGTCCACGCGAGCCGACTGCTCATCGTGCGATCCCGCGAGGTGCCGGACATCCTGAAAGCAGCCTATAATTTCGGCGGCCTGTCGATATCACAGATGGCCAAACCGTATGTCGATAACTGGCTTCGCACGCGGCAAAGCGTGTCTGACCTGATCCACGCCTTCACCGTGTTTGTGTTGAAAACCAATCTGACATCGCTTCTGGCGAACACTGAGGCGATGATCGGCCGCCTGACAGCCTTTATTTTCGGGAGGGACAACAAGGGCTTGATGCTCGTGGACAAGGAAAGCGAGGAGCTTGAGAATGTTTCGGCTCCGCTTGGAAGCCTCGATAAGCTGCAAGCCCAGGCTCAGGAGCAGATGGCGAGCGTGAACAAAGAGCCGCTCATCAAGATGCTCGGCATCACGCCGTCGGGTCTCAACACAACGTCGGACAGCGAAATCCGCAACTGGTATGATCACGTTCGCGCGATCCAAGAAAGCACGCTTGGCGACCTCGTAACCACGGCGTTGAGCGTGATCCAGCTATCCGAAACCGGGGCGATCGATCCCGACATCAGCTACGAATTTGTCCCCTTGTGGGAGCTTGATGAGGCGGGCAAAGCGGCAGTGGAAAAGACCAAGGCGGACACCGACTCGGTTTACATGGCCGGATCGGTCATATCCAACGAGGAAGTCCGCACGCGCTTGGCGGGCGACCCATCCAGCCCATACCACGGCCTGGAGGGGGACGCGCCGGAGCCGATGGACGACATGGGCGGCGGCGAGAATGATAAGGAAGACGACGCCGATCGCGTTGACCGCGGTGGAGCGGAGGGATCAGAAACTGGCGCGAATAGCGGCGTGTAATGCCACGCAAACCGATCACGTCACCGACAGGTAAGCCGATCCGCCTAGCGCCCATCCGGCCGAACCTCGGGGTCGAGCGAGCCTACCAGCGTCGGATTGACGCGCTTGTTGAGCAGATGCAGCGCGACGTGATCCGCACGATCAAGGCGACGTGGAACCGAAAGCCGCCGAAGATCGCGCAGGACGAAAGCAGTCCGGCCGCGCTTCGCGACGCGATGGAGAGGCTCGGCCGCGAGTGGGAAAGTCGGTTCGATGATTTTGCGCAATCAGCCGGGCGCAGGTTTGCTGGGGAGGCAACGGGTTCCGCAGACCGCGCGTTTGCCGATGCTCTGCGCAAAGCCGGGTTCACGGTAAAATTCCAGATATCGCGGAACGTCCAAGAGATATTCGCGTCCACCGTCCAGTCCCAGGTCGCGCTCATTCGCAATATCCCGGCCGAGACGCTAACGCAGATCGAGGGTCATGTGATGCGATCCGTCCAAGCGGGGCGAGACCTCGGCTCACTGGCGAAGGCGATGGAGGAGCAATTCGGCGTCACGAAGCGCCGGGCGGCCACGATCGCGCGGTCTCAAAACAACATCGCGACGGCCACGATCACCAAGGAGCGGCAGCGGGAGTTAGGGATAACGCACGCGACATGGCTGCACTCGGCCGGCGGGAAGCATCCTCGGCCGGAGCATGTCGCGTTCAGCGGCAAGTCTTACGAAATCGCCAAGGGGGCATTTTTGGAAGAAAAGTGGACGTGGCCGGGCGTGGAAATCAACTGCCGCTGTGTGAGCCGGAGCATTATTCCCGGCATAACGGACATTTAGTGACACAACCCGCCGAAACTGTTAGACGGGCTTGCTTATGACGGCAACGCTCACGCTCGCGATCGATCAATCCCTCCGCACGAAGGACAAAGACGGTCGGCTGCACATTGCTTGGACGAACATTTCAAAGGCCACGGTCAACCCCTACTATGGCCGCGAAATACCGGGCCATGAAGACCTCGGCCTCGATCCGAACCGCGTCTATCAGCTTTGGCGCCATCCCGAAGAACTCGCGAAGGCCGCGCCGACATTCAACGGCATCCAGCTTATGAGCGCGCATTTGGGCGTGGATGCGAGCGGCGCGATGAAGGCGCAAGTCGCGGGCGCGCTGGGCAACGATGCAGAATTTCGGCCGCCATACCTCGGCAACTCGATGACCATCTGGTGGAAAGACGATATCGACGACATCGAGAGCGGGAAAAAGTGTCAGCTATCGTGCGGCTATTATTATAAGCCGGTGATGGAGCCGGGCGTGATAGATGGCTTGCACTATGACGGCAAAATGACCGAAATAGCGGCAAATCACGTCGCTTTGGTAAAAGAGGGTCGCGCTGGCCCGGATGTTATGGTCCACGATGAAAGGCTCAAACGAATGGCGGCATCTCCGCTCGCGTCCCGCAAGGCTCTCATGGTCAAGGGAGCACTCGCCGCCTACCTCAAACCGCAGTTGATGGCGGGAACCATTCTGGCGCTGGATAGCGCGTTGGGATCGGTCAACCGCGTCAACTGGAAAGCGCAGAAGCCCGCAGTATTGGCGGCCGTAACGGCGCTCGCCAAGCCGAAGCTCATTCCGGGCGCCTCGCTCGATGGGTTGAAGCTGGCCTTGGACAGCATGGACGAGGAGGAGGACGGCGAGGAGGAGGAGGATACGATCAAGACCAAGGACGAGGAGGAAGAGGAAGAGGAGACGGAGGAGGCCAAAGCCAAGCGTATGGCGATGGAAAAAAAGGCGCGCGACAAGAAGGCTCGCGATGCCAAGGCGCGCGATCGAAAAGCCCGCGACATGAAAGCGAAGGATTGGGAGGACGAGGAAGAGGAGGCGGAGGACGAGGATTTGTCCGAAAGCGAGCGCGAGGAGAAGAAAGAGGCTCGCGACAAAAGGGCCCGCGACATGAAGGCGAAAGACAAGAAGGCGATGGACGCCGCAATCGCGACTGCCACCACCGCTGTCATTGCCCGCATGAACGCCGCAGTCGAAGCGCGCGAGATTGTCCGGCCGATCATTGGCAATGTCAGCATGGCGTTGGACAGCGCCGAGGCGATCTACAAGTTGGCGCTGGACGCTCACAAGGTCGATACGACCGGCGTCAACCCCGAAGGCTACCGCGCGATGGTCAAGATGATCCGCCGGCCAGGGGAGCAAACCCGCGTCCTGGCGCTCGACAGTGCCGGCGATGGCGGTGGGCTTGACGCCATGTTTCCCAGCCTTTCCCGCATCGGCCAAAGTTAAGGAACGCCCATGTCCGGTTCTTTCCAGACCTTCACGAATGTTCTTCAGGCGCCGGGCATCGCGGGCGACTTCGCCTCGGCCAATCCGCGTGAGACCGCGCTATCCAGTCAGCAATATGGCAATGCCGGGTTTGTTGCTGGCCCGAACGGTTTGACGATCGGCCTGTTCGCATGGCTGGATTCGGCGACCTATCGCATTGCGAGCAACAGCGGCCCGGGTGTTCCGACTGGGTTCGTGCATCGCGCGCAAGAGGCGCTGATTACAACCTATCTCAGTGCCTACGGGCTGACGATCCCGGCCGGCATGATGGTGGGCAACCTCTTCACGTCCGGCGACTTTTTCGTGGTCAATAATGGCACCACAGAAGCGATCCCCGGCATGAAGGCATACGCCAACAATGGAACGGGCCAAGCATCGTTCGCGGCGACGGGAAACCCGACCACTGGCGGAACGAGCACGGCGAGCACGATATCGGCGCAGACCGGCAGTTCGGCCGCGAGCACGATCGTCGATAACATACTCACCACCGGACCCAGCGTTACCGGAACGTTGGTGGTCGGCGGCGTGCTGTCTGGCACCGGGGTCGCAACCGGAACGACGATCGTCGCACAGCTTACCGGCACAGCGGGCGGCGTCGGAACGTATGAGATTGCGCCACGCAACCAGACCGTCGCATCCACCACGATCAGCGAAACCTACGGCCTGCTCACGATCGGCGGCACCGTGGTTTCCGGCTTCGCGGTGGGCCAGACACTCGTCGGCGCGAACGTCACCGCGGGCAGCACGATCACCGCGCTTGGGACTGGCACCGGAGGCGCCGGCACATACTACACGCAGACGCAGACCGCAGCCTCGGCGGCGATCAACACATACAGCAATACCGAAACAGCCTGGTATTGCAGGTCGTTTGGCGCACCAGGCGACGTGGTCAAAATTAGCAGCAACGCGAAGGGCTAACGGACATGCGGATGCGCAATCCACAGATTGATACGCTCGCCGCTCGCTCCGGCATTGTCTTCGACGCAGCGATGGATTTCCTGGCACGGTTGCCCGAATACGGTGACGACGGCAAGCCGGTTCCGGGCAAGTTTGGCGCCCTGAATGCGGCCAAAGTGCAGATTGCTATGGACGAGTTCTTCGGCGCCAGCGATGCAGTGACGGCGAACACCTACAATCAGCAGACGCTGGTCACGTCGCCGAATGCTGGCGTTCTGAGCATGCTGTCCACCTACATCGACCCGAAACTGATCGAGGTTCTGCTTTCGCCGCTCAAGGCCGAAATGATCTATGGCGTGACCAAAAAGGGCGATTGGGTCACGCAGACCGCAGCGTTCGGGGTCATCGAAATGACGGGCGAGGCGGCCTCCTATAACGATTTCAACCAGTCGGGCCGATCGGACATCAACGTCAACTGGCCGCAGCGCCAGTCCTACAATTTCCAGACGTGGACAGAATGGGGCGACATGGAGTTGGCCCGGTATGGTCTGGCCAAGGTGGACGCTGCCGCGCGCAAGAACCTGTCCAGCGCGAACACGCTCAACCGGCTGATGAACTTGATCTATTTCTACGGCGTGCCGAACCTCCAGAATTACGGCGGCCTGAATGATCCATCACTCGCCGCCGCGCTTACCCCCGCCACGAAGCTCGCTGGGGGCACGTCGTGGCAAAACGCTCTGCCGACCGAAATCCTCGCCGACGTTCAAAGCGGGTTCGCTTCGCTCCAACAGGGCACGCACGGCACCAACGGCAACCTCGAATTGTCGGACGCGATGACTTTGGGGATACACCCCGTGACCGACGTGTATCTGGCGAACACCAACAGTTTTGGCCTGACGGCAATGGAAATGATCCGCAAGGTGTTCCCGCGCCTCAAGGTTGAAACGGCGGTGCAATACCTGTCCGGCACCACATACAGCTATCAACTCATCGTGGACGAAATCGACGGCCAGCGGACGGCCGAGTGTGCGTTCAATGAGAAGATGAGAGCGCACCGGATCGAGAGCTACACATCCTCGTTTCGCCAGAAAAAGAGCGCGGGAAGCTGGGGGACGATCATCTACCGTCCGATCGGCATCGCCGCGATGGCAGGCATCTGACCGTCATGGCTCTTGATCCCGCAGTCCAGGCCAAGCCAGCGTCCGGCCAGATGGTCATGGTCGCGTGCAAACATCCGAACGGCGTGGTGCTCAATCTCGACCGGATCGTTCCGATCGGCAACAACGGTCAGGTGCGGGTTGTGCATGGCGCGAGCGTTCGGCTCGCCGGATGGTCGCACGAATACAACAAGGTCGATCCCGCGGCGGAAACCGGAGGCTACGTGCTGACGCCAATCCCAGCCGAGTTCTGGGTTGAGTGGTTGAAGGCTCACCCTGACTTCCCGATGCTCGTGGACAAGACCATCCTCGGCCCGCATCGCGATCACGTCGGACAGGCGCGCGATCATGCCGAAGTTCCGAAGATGTTTGCGCCGTCATCCGGCGATTTGAAGGCAATCGACGCTGCGAAATTAACGAAGGATTGAGGCGCGTGTCGGAAACCACAACCTGCGGCGTCGTCACCTTCGACTACCTCATATGGTCATCGGTTTTCCCGGCATTGGCCGCATCGATCAACGAAGCGACGGCGCAGATGTATTGGAACCAGGCTGGGCTGTATCTCGACAATACTCCATGCAGCCCCATCCAGAATTTGCAGACCCGGGCGATGATCCTCGGCTTGCTCACGGCGCACATCGCCACGTTATTCGGGACCATCAACGGCAATCCGCCCTCGCCATTGGTGGGGCGCATCAACAGTGCGGCCGAGGGGAGCGTCAGCGTCGCAACCGAGATGCCGGGGCCAGTATCCGCGGCGTGGTTCAACCAAACGCCTTACGGGGCGGCGGCATGGCAGGCGATGGCGCCTTACCGACAAGCCATCTACATCGCTGCGCCGCAAATCCCGCTCCCTGCGCAGAGCTATCCCGGCTTCTTCGCGGGATACAATTCATGGCCGCGCTAACCGGCGGGGACAAACTGATGGCGGCATTGGAAGCCATCGACAAGCGGTTGGCGACCGCCGGAACGGGTCCAAGCGTGAGCGCGGGATTTCTGGCGGGCGGCATCTATCCAGACAACATCACGTCCATTCCGATGGTGGCCTTTATCCAGGAGTTCGGCGGTCGGATCGAGCGAGAGCCGTCCGATCCTGACGAGGGTGGCGGGCAGACGATCTACCGCAAGGTCAACGCGGCCGGAACGGCGTTTCTTCGCAACGGTCGGTTTGTCAAAAAAGAGGATTCGAACTTCGCTAGCACGCATTACGTCGGGGCTTATGTCATCACCATCCCGCCGCGTCCTTTTTTCCGCAACGCCATCGCAAAGTATGGTCCGAAGTGGGGCGAGCAGATGGGATTACTGTTGAAGCGGTTTGATTTCGACGCGAGCAAGACGCTCAACGCGATGGGCAACATTATCCAGGGGCAAATCCAGACCAGTATTCTTGATCTTCGCGATCCGCCGCTAGCGCCATCGACCATCCGCCGGAAGTCGCAAGGCAAGGTGTCCGCACTCGCCAAGGCTATCGGCGGCCCTGCCAAGCCACTGATTGATACCGGCCTCATGTGGAACTCGGTCTCGTATGAAGTGAATGGCGCATGAACCTACATCAGATCGTCGCTGGCGCCGTGGCCACGATCAACCCGATGATCTATTGCTCGTTGAGCATGTCCGCCGGATACAACATCGGGCCAGATGGAACGCAGACGCCGAACTACGTCGTATTCCCCAACCTTCCGGTCCAGGTCCAGGCGTTGAGCTATACCGATTTGATGAAGATGGGCGCGCTGAATATCCAGGGCACGCGGCGGAAGATTTATCTTAACGGAAACTGGGAAGGTCTGGACCGACAAGCGATCAAGGGCGGCGACTTGGTGCAGATGCCTGATATGCCCGGATTTCCAGGTCCGACCACGTGGCTTGTGGTGCAGGTTTTGGAGCACTGGCCGGACTGGTCATCGCTTGCGATCACGCTGCAAAACGGGAGTTGACGATGCCACTGGCAAAAGGCGCAAGTCTCTCGAAGAACATCGAGACTGAGCGGGCGGCTGGAAAGCCGGAGAAGCAAGCGGTGGCCATCGCATACAGTGTCGCTCGCCGCGGCAAGGATGCGGCTACCGTAACGGCGCCGAACGGTGGTATCCCATCCGCACGCCACAAGGCTGAGGATGGCATGTTCTCAGCAGGCGATCTTTGGAAAGGGAGAGCATCGTGAGACCATCTACCGAGGAACATCCCGCAGAGCAGCCTGACATGCTGCCGTTGGAAACTGTGCCAGCGCCGGAACCGGCCCCAGAGGCGCCCGTAGAACCGGCGCAGCCCGGTCCTGAAGTCGCGCCAGAGCCGCCTATCCCCGCCGCAGAGCCGTCCGCACCACCGGCCAAGCCGGACGCCCTTGAGGCGTTCAAAGCCGAAATACTGGCCGAAGTCGCGGCGCTGCACGCCAAGATCGCCGGCATCCACAAGCGCTACGGCTGATGTCAGCAACCGTCAGCCCGACCCAGACGCAAATATTCACCGCACTTGTCACGGTGCTGGCGTCATTCGGGCTGGCGTCATCGTCACCGCAACTGCCGATCCCGATCATCCGCGGTCAGGTCAACCGTGTGCCGGAGCCGAGTGCTGCGGATTTCATCGTTCTGTGGCCGATCGCGCGTGACCGGCTTGCTATGAATATCGACAGTTGGGTGGACACCCAGATCACCGGCAGCATCGCGAACAACGTGCTGACCGTGGCGATGGTGGTGCGAGGACAAGTCGATCCTGGCGCGAGCATCTATGCCGCTGGCATCACGCCGGGGTGCCAGATCGTCCGGCAACTCAGCGGCACGCCGAACGGTGTCGGCACCTACTCGGTCACGCCAACGGCGCCCGTCACCAGCATCACGCTTTACGCCGGCACGCTCGCCGCGCTGCAAAAGACAGAGATTACGATCCAGGCCGATGTGCATGGGCCATCCAGTGCCGACAACGCCGCGCGCATCGCTACGCTGTTTCGCGATCAGTATGGCGTCTCGGCCTTCCAAACGGCAGGCATCGCGCTTTGCCCGCTCTACACGTCGGAACCGCGGCAAATGCCGTTCGACAACGGAGAGCAGCAAGTCGAAGAGCGATGGGTGGTCGACCTCTGCATGCAAGCCGATGTCACGATCACAACGACAATGCAATTCGCCGACCAGCTTGATATCACTCTATTCAACGTCGAGACGGTCGGCGAGGCATAGGAACCATACATGAGCGCATCAATCAGCACGATCCCCGCCTCAACTATTGTCAGTGTGGTTCCCAGCGTCGTCAGCGGCGGCGGCGGCGCACTTGATTTGATCGAGTTGATGCTGACGACAAATCCTCTTGTGCCGATCGGACAGGTGCTCAGCTTCCCCACGGTCGCATCGGTCCAGTCATATTTCGGCGCGACCTCGAACGAAGCGGCAGATGCGGCGGTTTATTTCTCCGGGTTCTCAGGTTGCACAAAGCTCCCTGGCGCCCTGTTGTTCGCGCAATACCCGCTCGCGGCTGTTGGCGGCTACGTGCGCGGCGGAGCGCTTGGCCTTACCCTGACGCAGTTGCAGGCGCTCACCGGATCGATGACCGTTGTGACGGACGCCGGCACTCAGACCAATGGCAGCTTGTCCCTATCGGCGGCCAGCAGCTTCGCCCTGGCGGCGCTGATCCTGCTGGAGGGTCTGCCGCTTGTGGGCGCGACGCAGGCGACCGCGACAGGCAGTATCGGCGCATCGTTTACCGGCACTGGCACCGGCACGAGTTTGGTCGTTACGTCGGTAACTGGATACATCTCGGCCGGGGATGTTCTGAGCGGGACCGGGGTTCCCGTCGGCACGCGGATCGTGAGCCAAAGCAGCGGCACAACCGGCGGCGCGGGAACCTACGTGACCAGCATTGCAACTACAGCGTCCGCCGCCGCCATCACATCCGTAAGCACGTTCGTGGACATCACTGCCGTTGCGACAGGAACCATCACGGTCGGGCAGCAAATCACCGCGGCCTCCGGCATCACCGGCGTTTCGGTAATCGCGTCGCAGGTATCAGGCACAACCGGAGGCGTGGGCATCTACCAGATGTCGCAGGCGCCAAACTCGACCAACACGCTCACCTCGCGGGCGCTTACGCTGGTCAACCCGGCTATCCAGTACAACACGACGGCGGCCGCTTTCGAGATACTGTCCGGGACAACTGGCGCAAACTCGTTCGTCAACTTCCCGACCGGCACACTTGCCGCCTTGCTCAACCTCACGCTGGCGACTGGCGCGGTGCAAAGCGCGGGCGCCGCTGCGGCCGTGCCTGGCGCTTTTATGGCTGGCATTCTCGCAATCACGACGAACTGGGCGACATTCCAGACCCTGTTCGATCCCGACCAGGGAAGCGGCAACACGCAAAAGCTGCTGTTCGCGGCGTGGGTCAATTCGACGAATGACCGGTATCTATACCTCGATTGGGATACCGACATCACGCCGACTGAGAGCACCAATGCCGCCGCGTCGCAGGGGCAGATACTCGCGGCCAATGACAGCAGCGGAACGGCGCTCATCTGGGAGCCGTCCGAAACGAACCTGCATCACGCTGCGTTCCTCGGCAGTTATGTGGCGTCTCTGAACTTCGATCAAACAAATGGGCGCGCGACGGCGGCGTTCCGAAACCAGCCCGGCCTGACGCCATCGGTCACGACCGCTACCGTGGCGGCAAACCTGCTTGCGAACAATTACTGCTACTATGGAATATACGGCACCGCGAACCAGGATTTCGACTGGTTCTATGACGGCGGCGTTATGGGCCCGTATCAATGGATTGATAGCTACGTCAATCAGATCTGGCTGAGTAATGCCTGCCAACTGGCGCTGATGGAAATGTTGGGGAATTACCTCAGCATTCCCTACAACCCGGTGGGATACGGCTACATTCGCGCGGCACTCGCCGATCCGATCGCGGCAGCGCTTAATTTCGGGGCGATCCGTCAGAACGTGCCGCTTTCGGCCGCTCAGGCATCCGAAGTCAACGCCATCGCCGGACAGACCGTGGCGCCGGTTCTCTCGACCGTTGGCTGGTATCTGGTCATCCAGCCGGCGACGGCTCAGGCGCGTGCCGCTCGCCAGTCGCCGACGATCATCCTGCTCTACATGGATGGCGAAAGCGTTCAACAGGTAAATCTGTCGTCAATCCTAGTGCAATAAGGAGCCAGGCCCATGGGCGACATAACCGCTGCAAATGCAGTATTTATCGTGAGCGTTCCTTTGCTGCTTCCGATCCCGCAGCAACTGCAAGGGTTCGCGGCTGACAACATATTTGACTTCGATGACGTGGATGCGGCCGAGACGCTAATGGGCGTGGACGGGACATTGAGCGCCGGGATGATATTCGCGCCCAAAATGCAAAACATTACGTTGCAGGCTGACAGCGCATCAAACGGCTCGTTGTTCGATCCGTGGTATGCAGGCCAGCAGGCGGCAACCGCTGTATTCCCCGCGCAAGGCGTTGTCAGTTTTCCGTCATTGGGCACGTCCTGGACGCTCATTACTGGTTTCCTCACGCGATACAAGCCGCTGCCGGACGCGAAGAAAATCCTGCAACCGAGGCGGTATCGCATCACGTGGCAATCCGTCTCGCCAGTGCCGATCGGGCTGGCCGGATAAATGGCGCGGCGCACAGCCGTCGTCGTGATCGAGCGCGACGGGCGGGACAAAGGAGGGACGTTCGTGTTGACCGAAATGGCCGCAATTCCCGCGACCGAATGGTTTATCCGCGCGATGCAACTGCTTGTGCGATCGGGCGCGGACGTGCCGCCGGACATCATGAGCCTGGGCGTGGCGGGCTTTGTCACCATCGGCATCGGCACCGTGCTCACCGGCCTCGGAAAGGCGCCCTTCCACGAAGTCAAGACGCTGCTGGACGAGTTGCTGACGTGCGTCACCTCGTATCAGCCGGCGGCTGCGGCGTTCCCGATCACCCGATGGGATGCGATCAAGGGCCAGATCGAGGAGCCATCGACCATCCTCCAATTGCACACGGAGGTCGTGTCTTTGCACCTGGGTTTTTCACTGGCCGAAAGGCTCTCCAGCTTCCGCCAGTTAGTGGCCTCGATGATGACCGTGAATGGGCCAGATACGTCAATATTGACGGACATGCAGGCGCCGTCGTCAGCGCCCGTCTCGCAACCCTGAACGATTTGCAGACCGTGTATGGTCTGGCCGATCTCTACATGCTGGTGGAAATCGTTGTGGTGGACAAGCACAATGAGCGCATCGCCGAGCATCCGGTGGATGACTGATGGCGACGGTAGTTGACGCCCTGACCGTCACGCTGGGCCTCGATGCGTCCGCTTTCAACGCGGGCCAAGCGCAGGCACGCGCAAGCCTGAAATCGACATCCGATGCTGCCACGCGAACCGCGAAGGAGATGGAGGCAGAAGGCGCGCGGGCGGCGCAATTCTTCTCGCAGATCAAGAACGAGGCACTGTCTCTTGTCGCCGTGCTTCTTGGCGGCAGGGGTTTCGAGGCATTCGCTCGCGACACGACACGATCGCTCGCGGACCTCGGCCGACAGGCGCTGAATATCGGTGAAGCGGCTCCGGCGGTGGAGGCCTTCGCGATGGCGATCGAACGCATGGGCGGAAATGCCGCCAGCGCACGCGGCGTGTTGCAAAACTTCTCCCAAGCTCAAGCCGATTTCGTCAACTTCGGCAAGGGCAACTTCGGCGTCGATATGGCTCTCATCGGCGGCAACCTCGATACCACGCCCCTCGAAGCCATTCAGAAGTTCATGGCCTACATCGAAAGGGAGAGGAACAAGCCGGGCGGCATCCAGCGCATCAACGCGATCAATCGCGAGGTGTTTGGTCTGGACGAAAGCACGATGAACGCGCTGTTGCAGATTGGAACTGTCGCCAATCTGAACCGTGAAATCCAGAAGTCCTACGAACTGGGCACGCCAACGCAGGAGCAGATTGATCGCGTCACCAAGATGCAGACTGCATTAATCGGCTTAGGGCAGGCGGCGGAGACGGCCGGACGCAACCTGCTGTCTGATCTTGCGCCAGGCTTGACCGCTGTTTCTGGCGGCCTCTCCAAACTCATTTCAGAGCATCCGGAGAACGCAGAGGTTATTCTCGGCCTTGTTGGCGCATTGACCGCGCTGAGCGCAGTTCGGCTAAGTATCAAGCTGATGGGCTTGAGCGACGTGGTGGCTTCCTTGGGGGCGCTTTTGGCGCTTGCGACAAGACTTACTGTGTTTGGGGGCCTAGCTGGCTTATTCACTTACCTGGGCTTTCGTATAGGGGGGGCGGGAGCCGGAGAAGACGACGAGATCAACCGCGAGCGTGCGGCGAACGGCGAGCCGCCGCTATCGCCCAACACGTCAACGCCGACACGTGACCCGGCGAAAGCATGGCTGCGCAACAAAGTAGATGCCATGCCAGACGGGCCGCTCAAACGCTTCCTCACAGAGAAATTCGGCACAGCCGCTATCGCGGATACCTCCATGTCTTCCGAACAGCAGGCTTTTCTAAAGACGCTGAGCGACCCAGAGTCCGGCGGCGATTATTATGTGCGCAACGGCGGCGATGAATTGACCGATCTGTCTGAGTTTCCAACGTCGCCAAATCCTCACGGAAGCTCTGCGGCCGGCCGATATCAGTTCATGCCGGACACTTGGGCGGAAGTGTCGCGGGCACTTGGCCTTCACGATTTCAGCCCGGCCAGCCAGGACAAGGCTGCGTGGTATTTGGCGGAGCGAGAATACAGCAGGCAAACCGGACGCGACCTGCTCACAGATTGGAAATCTGGCGGCCACGAGGACGATATCGCCCACGCATTGAAGGGGCGCTGGCCATCGCTTCCGGGAGGAAGCCAATCGAGAACGTCGTCATCGGACTTTTCACAGCGTCGGCTTAGAGACCTGGCTGACCCAGCGCTGCGCCTCACTCCCCCCTCGGGAAAATCACAGTTGCAATCGGCCATTCCGTCATCAACAAACATCACGATCGGGAGCATCAACCTGCCGGGCGTGACCGATGCCAAGCGGTTCGCGGCAGACCTCCCCGGCGCGTTGGTCAATCAAGCAAATCGAGGGCTGGCCTGATATGCCAATCCCCGTCACGCCGAAGCCGCAATATCCGAACGTGCCAAACGCGCCGGGCGTTCCACCGTTGCAGCGTGTGGCGAGCGTCCAGGGGAGCATCGCGCCACTCGGGGCAGACGCTGTGAGCGCGCTGAGCGGCCTTGGAGCGCTTCTGGCGCCACAGTGGGGCCTGTTCAACTCAGACGGCTCCCCGGCCTTTGGGGGCGCCTCCAGCGGCATCCTGAGCGTTGTCCCCTCATTGATTGGCCTGGGGGGCGGCCAGTCCGTAGGCGACGTGGAATACCGGCTCGACCATCGGATAGCCACTGCGCCGCAAGAGCAAGGCGCATTCCTGAGCTACAACAAGGTCAGCACCCCGTTCAACGGGCGCGTCACCTACATCGTGAGCGGGTTTGAGGCGCAGCGGGGCGCGTTCCTCGCCGCGGTGCTGGCGGCGCAAAAGACCACCAACCTCTACACTCTCATCATGCCAGAAACCTCCTACCCGTCGTGCGACATCGTCCACCACGACATGCGCCGCACGGCGGTTCGCGGGCTTACCATGATCGCCGTCGATATCTGGGTGGAAGAAGTCCGTGTCACGGGAACAGCGGCATTCAGCAACACTGCGCAGCCGTCCGGCACAGATCAAACCAACGGTGGCACCGTGCAACCGCAGACGCTCACGCCGGAGCAGGAAGCGAAGGCCAACATCGCCGCCGGGGCGCCCGGTCTCTGATGCCCCTCGCCATTCCGCTGCAAGCGGTCCCATCGCAGACAGTGAGCGTCGCGCTGAATAATCAGGCATGCCAGATCAACGTCTACACTCTGACGACTGGCCTCTACGTCGATTTGCTGGTCAACGATGCGCAGATCATCGGCGGAGTGGTAGCACAAAATCTCAATGTCATCGTGCGGGATGCCTACCTTGGGTTCGTTGGCGATCTTGCCTTCGCGGACACTCAGGGCGATGACGACCCAGTTTATACCGGCCTCGGAAGCCGGTTTATTCTGGTCTACCTGTTTCCGTCCGATCTTCCGGCGGGGCTATCATGAGCGGCACGTCATCGCCTCCGTCCGGATCGTCCTACGTTCAGCGGCAACTGAATTTCACGATCACTTTGGGCAAGGGGACGTTTGGCCAGAGCGGGCAAAACACGGTCAAACTGAGCAATCTGCGAGCGAAGGTTGACGTCCTGAAAGGCGGATTTCCGGCGATGGATCAGGCGCAAATCCGCATCTACGGCGTGCAACCAGCCATCATGAACCAGGTGAGCACCCTCGGCATCCCGCTTCAAATGATCCGGCTGGGCAATACTGTGACCGTGGAAGCTGGTGACACCACAAACGGTTTTGCCGTGGTCTATACGGGATACATGATGCGGTGTTGGCAGGACTTCAGCGAGGCGCCTGAGACATCACTGCAAATAGAGGCATTCGGCGGGATGGCAGCCGCGCTCTATCCCGTGCCGCCGATCACGTTCCCCGGCAGCGCGGATGTGGCAACGATCATGTCGGGGCTGGCAAACACGATGGGGATGCGCTTCGAGAACAATGGCGTGCAGGTAAAGATTTCCAGCCCATACTTTGCAGGAACCGCGATGGAACAGGCTCACGCGCTGGCGCGAGCGGCCAATATCGAAATGTATCCCGATTTCTCGCAACCCGCGGGGAACAGCTCAAGCCAAACGCCGGTCGCGGGAGGCACGCTCGCGATCTGGCCAAAACTCGGCACGCGGACGAAGGCGATCCCGCTGATTAGCGCGGCATCCGGTCTCGTGGGCTATCCGCAGTTCGAGTCCAACGGGATGACGTTTACGACGCTCTACAATCCAAACATCTTCCTTGGCGGCCAAATCCAGATGCAGAGCAGCGTCGGCGCGGCGGCGACCACTGCGCCCTCGGATGCGCCGGTTCCCGCCGGAACCCAGACCGGGGGGCCGAATGGCTTGTGGTATGTTGTGGCGCCCCTCGCGCATGATCTTTCGTCGCAGTTGCCCGGTGGCCCGTGGTTCACCTCGGTGCATTGCCAGCGCATCCCCGGATCCCCGGGATCGTCGTCATGAGTGGATCGGGCGCGCCACTTCCGACAGATGGTGGGTTTGCGGGACAAGCCTGGGCGCAGTCCTCCGGCACGCAGTTTCAAGCCATCGATTTTATGATCCGGCAAGTCATTGCCGGCAAGGCGTTCCTGGCGCTGGTGCTGATCAAGGCCGTGCATGGCGGAGGCGTCGGATCGCCAGCGAGCGTGGATGTGCAACCTATGGTCAATCAGCAGGACGTGCTTGGCACGCAGACGCCGCACGGCGTCGTCTATGGAATGGCGTGTTGGCGCTATCAGGGAGGCGCAAATGCAGCAATCATTGATCCGGTGGCCGGAGACATTGGCCTGGCCGCAATCTGTGACCGGGACATCAGCGGCGTAAAGCTCACCGGGACACCGGGACCAGCCGGATCGCATCGGCAGAACTCCTGGAGCGATGGCGTCTATTTCGGGTCCGTCATCGGTGCTACGCCAACGAACTACATTCAGATCGCCGCATCTGGTATCAACATCCAGTCCACGGGGACGATTGCGATCATGGCGGCCGGCGGCACATCGATAGACGGAAGGGAGTTTCTCACGCACAAGCACACTGGTGTCCAAACAGGCGGCGGCGATACGGGGAGTGTGGTCTGAGTGGACACGCTTTTGCTCGACCTCACGGGTTGGGATTTGTGCCTCGATGCTAGTGGCAATATCGCCGTGGCGAGCGACCCCTATAGCGTGGCGCAAGATGTCGCCTCCGCATGCAAGACCTTTCTCGGCGAGGTGTTTTACGACACGACGATCGGCGTTCCCTATCTTCAGCAGATACTCGGCCAATCGCCGCCGCTCAGCTTCATCAAGGCGCAATTGGTTGCCGCGGCATTGACCGTGCCCGGCTGCACAAACCCCACGGTCTACCTATCCGGTCTCACGGCGGCGCGCCAACTGACTGGACAGGTGCAATTCACCGATAGCAACGGAACCCAGCAGGCGGTGAATTTCTGATGTCAGGATCGACCAGCGTTCCCGGCATTACCTTCACGGCCACGGGCTTTGTGGCTCCGGCTGAGAGCGCGATCGTCACCGGCCTCGATGCCGATTACAATGCGGCGTTTGGCGGAAACCTCAATACCTCTCCAACGACGCCGCAAGGGCAACTCATCACGTCCACTGCCGCGATGTTGGGCGACAGCAACGGTCAACAGGTCGCGCTCTACAACGGCGTCGACCCTGCATACGCGACCGGGAGGCTGCAAGACGCGATCGGGCGAATTTACTTCCTGACGCGATTGCCCGCGATCTCGACCGTGTTGCAGGTGCAGTGCAATGGCCTGGCGAATGTGCCGATACCGGTGGGCGCGATCGTCACTGACAATCCGCAGGGCGGCAACCTGTATCTTTGCACAGGTGCCGGGACGATCGGAAACACCGGCAACGTCACGCTGAGTTTCGCCGCAGCCGTGCCGGGTCCGCTCGCCGTTCCGGCGGCCGTCTACATCTACCAGGGCGTCACTGGCTGGTCAGGCGTGACCCTTATCTCCGGCGTGGTGGGCAGCAATGTCGAGAGCCGGGCAGCATTCGAGGCGCGGCGAGCGGCGTCGGTTGCGGCGAACGCCGCGGGCTTCCTGCCTGCCATCGCGGGTGCCGTTGGCCAAGTGCCGGGCGTCATTGATTTTTATGTCACCGATAACTCAACCGGCTCTCCGGTGACGGTCGGCGGCGTCACGATAGCGGCAAATAGCCTCTATGTCTGTGTCGCAGGGGGTGCCGCGCAAGCCATCGCGCAAGCCATCTGGACGAAGAAAAATCCGGGATGCGGCTACACGGGGAACACGACAGAAACCGTCTACGACACGAACTCGGGGTATTCGACGCCTTACCCTTCCTACAGCGTCACGTTTGAAATCCCGTCCGGAAACGCGATCTGCATGAACGTGACGATCAAAAACTCGTCTATGGTGCCAAGCAACGCGCAACAGCTTATCGCCGCTGCCGCGCAAAGCGCATTTCTTGGCCAAGACGGCGGCCCGCGGGCGCGCATCGGGTCAGAGATATTCGCCAGCCGGTTTTACGCCGGCATCGCCAGCTTGGGCGCATGGGCGCAGATCGTCACCCTCACCATCGGATCTGTCAGTAGCACGGCGGCGACCTTCACGGGATCGATCTCTGGCACCACGTTGACTGTTTCCAGCGTTACCGGAACCATAGCCATCGGCCAGTTTGTCTACTCGATCGGAGTGGAAACGACTGCTGCGGGCACGATCATCACCGCGGGCAGCGGAACGTCATGGACTGTGGCGGTTAATCAGACCGTGGCAAGCGTGAGCATGGCGTCCGTGGCGGCGAGCCTCAATGACGTGCAACTGAACATCAACGTCGTTCCCACGCTACAGGCAGGCGATGTGAACGTGGTGCTTGGATCATGAACAATTTCGAGGAAACCATCCTCAGCCAGTTCGATGATAGTCCGACGATCGTGCAACTCATAACGAACCTCAACGCCTACATTGACCCGTCCACCAACATTGACGACTTCTACAACTTGCTTTGGAACGTGGACACAGCAGTCGGATACGGACTGGACGTGTGGGGCCGCATCGTCGGCGTGCAGCGTGTGCTGCAAATAGCGACAGTCAACTACTTCGGATTTACCGGGCCGCCAGGCGTATCCGGCCTCCCGTGGAACCAAGCGCCATTCTATCACGGCGAGGCTTTGACGCAGAATTATGCGCTCTCCGATGACGCATTCCGCGCACTGATCCTGGCAAAAGCCCTCGCGAACATCTGCAACGCCACGATCCCTGCCATCAACCAAATCCTCATCAATCTATTCGGGCCGAACGGGATACTTCCGGTCGCCGGCAATTCTTACTGCACAGACGGAAGGAATATGACGATGACCTACACATTCAGCGCTGCTCTCGATCCCGTGCAAACCGCTATTATCTATCAGTCCGGTGTGTTACCGAGACCGTGCGGAGTAGCTGCAACGGTGGTGGTGCTGTAATGGACGCAAGCGCGGTCCCCTATAAATTCGCTGGGCCGTGGGCAGCGGACGCAACCGCAGGATATGCCACCAACCCTGTGCCAGCTACGGCCAGCGGCGCGGCGGCCTCGCAGCAACTCGGCTTCCCGCCGCTAACGGCAACGCCCACAGGATCGGGGGGAACCCCGCCGAACATCGCAGACTTCAACGGTCTGGAGTTCTATAACACATCTTGGTTGCAATGGGTGCAGGCTGGCGGCCCGATCGCTTACGACGCAACGCTGTCAAGCAACATCGGCGGCTATCCGCGAGGTGCGGTCCTGCAATCAGCAGTCACATTCGGTCAATTCTGGCAATCCACCGTCGATAACAACACATCTGATCCGGATACCGGCGGCGCAAACTGGCAGCGGCTACCGATCGGGCTGAGCGGCGTAGAGCCGTTGGCGATAGCGTCCAACACGACACTCACCCTAGCGAACTGGGGCCAGCTTATCGAGGTCGGCAACGGCGTCACCGTCACGACGCCGAACGCTAGCGCCGCGTCGTTTGGCATGGTGATCTCTTTTTATTTTCGCGCAAGCAACACCCTAACCCTCGGCAGCGGGTCATTCTTCGGAGGCGGCCTTGCCGGCTCTACGCTCGCGAACCCGCCCAACGGCAGCTTTCTCAGCATCGTCTGCGACGGCGCGAACTGGCTCGTTCTTTCGTCGTCTCCTGACATCCTTGGCTACGCGACGCAAGCCTACGTCACCTCGGCCGTGGCAACGGAAACCACACGCGCCGAGACCGCCGAGGCGCTGAAGGCGAACTTGTCCGGGGCCACGTTTACAGGGTCCGTGACGTTTGATGTCGCGATTTATCCCGAACAGGGTCTTCTTGTTGGGACAACATCGAACCCGATCGCAAACACCACCAATGGATGCCAGGTATTAGCGACCGGATCGACGCAAATTTATGACGCGTCCGTCACTCCGCTGTCGCTAGGCGTGGGAACGACGGGCATCGTCCAAGCAATCTATTACGGCGCCACGCAGGTCGGTTCGATCTCCACGAATGGCACCGGAACCGCCTACAATGTCACATCCGATGAAACTCTGAAAGTGGACGACGGGCTGATCCGGCCGGATGAAGCAACCGCCGCAGTGATGGCGCTCCGGCCGACGTGGTTTCGCTGGAAATCTGATGTTGCGGCAGAATCGGAACCGGGTTTTTTTGCGCAGCATGTCCATCGGGCTTGGCGCTGGGCGGTGTCAGCCGGGCGTGGCGAGCCTGGCGATAGTGACTACCAGCCGTGGCAGATGGACGCCGGCAAATTCATGCCGCTGGTGATCGTCCATCTGCAGGACTTGGAGCGACGCAATGCCGCTCTGGAGCTTCACGCAGCCGCGCTTGAACGCCGCCTTGCAAAACTGGAAAGCGCCGCATGAAAGTCCTTTGGCGATTTCTCCTTATTTTTGCGACTCTATTTCCCGCGGCAGTGGTGGCGCAGCCGCAATCGCCCGGCATCTATGTGCCGTCCGGCATCACCTCACTGGATGCCACGACCGTCAGCGCATCGGTTGCGTTTCCATCGACCGGATCGACCCTGAACCTCTTGGTCATCAACGCCGGACCATCGACCGTTTTTGTCGCGACCGGCAACAGCAGCGTCGTGGCGTCCCTCGCCAGCATCCCGATCCTGGCGGGCGGCGCGGTGGTTTTGCCTCAAAGTTACAACACGACCATCGCGGCGATCACGGCGAGCGGCACGGCGGCACTTTCGATCCAGAGCGGCACCGGTATCCCGTTCATCGTTTCGGGAGGCCTGGGTAGCCAGCCGACTAGCGGCTGCACCACCAATTGCACGTTCACCGGCACAACGGTGATTGCCGGATCGCTGGGTCTGCCGGCATCAGCGGTCGGCGGCGCAACCCTCAATCTGCCCGAGGGCACGGCGCCATCGGCTCCAAACAACGGCGACATCTGGACGACCACGGCGGGTCTCTACGTGCGCATCGGCGGCACAACGATCGGCCCGATCGGCACTGGCGGCGGCTGCACCACCAATTGCACGTTCACCGGCACGACCACGACAGCGGGCATATCCGACAGCGGCGGCATCAACACCACCGCCGCGACTGGATATCGGATCGGCGGCCAAAACGCGATATCGTGGTCCAGCCAATCCACCCAGCAAAGCATGGCGATCGGCCCGGGGGCAGGCGCCTCGCTGCCAAGCAATGGGACGTTTAGCACGTTCATTGGCTCTGGCTCTGGCGCCGCATTCAGCGGCGCGGGCGGGGAAGATACCTGCGTCGGCGTGATCTGTATGCAGTATCTTGTATCCGGCGTTTTCGACACCGCCCTCGGCGAGCACGCCATGGGTTACGAGGTCTCGGCCAACAGTTCCACCGCAATCGGTAATGACGATCAGCGTAACTATGTCAGCGGCGGCGGCAACACCAGTGTCGGCAAGTCGGCGATGTCGGTGGGTGGTGGCATCAATAATACTGCGCTTGGAACTCAGGCGTTAGCCGGCAACAGCACGACAGTAATCGTGGGCGGTACGGCCACGGCCGGTGACACGATCAGCCTTACCTTTACGGGCGGGTTCACCGGGTCGCCGGCCACCACCACGCCGATCACGATCACGGGCGGCGAAACAACAACGCAGATGGCGACGGCGCTGTTGACCGCGATCCAAGCCAACAGTGTGCTCAACACCGTCATGGGAACCGGCTCGCAAAGCTCAGCCAATCAATTGTCGCTGTTCTGGGAAGGCACTTGCACAACCGGACAAAGCATCGTCACCACATCCAGCATCACCGGCAGCGCGACGGAAACAATTGGATCAACATGTGGACCGACCGGCGCCAACAACATCGCGATCGGCGAACAGGCGATCTTCGGCGTCTATGGACTAAGTACTGCGGCCTATAATATCGGTATCGGTCAGAATACGCTCAACAATCTTGTGTCCGGCAATTTCAATGTGGCGGTTGGCCAGTCGCCGCTTTTCAACCTCACGACGGCCTCCGGCGCGGTCGGCATTGGCTTGAATGCGGGAGCGACCACAACCACCAATCCAGGGACGTATATTGGATCGGGCGCTGGTCAGTATCCGACCGGCGGAGGAAACGTCGCGTTCGGCCTTGACGCGCTTCAGGGCGCGAGCGCGGGGTCCACCGCGCAGAACGATGTGGCGTTCGGAAACTTGGCCTTGCAGGCAGCGACCACTGCGCAGCAAGACGTGGCGGTTGGCGGGTCGGCCGCCTTGCTCTGCACCACTTGTCAGCATCAGACGATTATCGGCTTTGGAGCGGGCGGCGCAATCACGACGGCCGATAAGTCAACGCTCATCGGCTATAACGCTGGCGCAACCTATGTATCAGGTTTCGGCGTGGTCTTGGTGTGTTCCGGGAATTTCACGTGCACCACTCCGGCGGCCAATACACACGACTACATCAGCATCGACGGCGCGATTGTTGAGAACACGCAGGCGCCAACGATCGGGTCTGGGTTCGGAAGCGGCGCGTCGGTCCCTGTCGGCGCAAGCACGTTCTTGTTCGAGGTGAACGTTGGCACGGGCGGAACTGCATCGTCAGGCGTCATCACGATGCCGACGCCGGCCGCGCCGAACGCCTGGGGTTGTCAAGTGGTGGACGTGACCAATCCCGCTACGAGCAATACCGTAATCACGCCAAGCGGCGCCGGAACCACGGTGACACTGACGAACTATTCGCGCACAACCGGAGCGTTAGCCGCGTGGGCGGCATCGGATGTGCTACTCGTTGGCCCGTGCGGCGCCCTGTAGGAGACCAGATGAAACGCTTTGCTCTCATTGTCATCGTGTTGCTTCCCGCGTCGGCTATGGCGCAGCAAAACGTCCAGCCGACCGTGGACGGCGCAACGGCGGCAATCACGCGGAACGCGACGTTGCTTGGGGATATGGCGCTCCAATTCAATGCGCAACTGGCCGCCACGGTCGCGCAACTGGCTGCGGTGACGAAAGAGCTGGATGCGCTCAAAGCTGCGGCCGATGCGGCTAAGTCGAAGGCCAAAACGGAGGATAAGCCAAAGTGATGCGCCCACTCGCTGCCCGTTCGGCTGGTCGATGGCTGTCCCTGCTGGCTTTGGCCGCAGGGATCCCGGCTGCGCTGGCACAGTCCTACTCGCTCGTTGTCACCACCACGTCAGGCAACATCGCGATCCCTGCCGCATCGCCGGCAGTTATCGCGGTCAGCAACGCCGGGTCTAATCCGATGTGGGTCAATCCCGGCACTAGTTCGGCGGTGGTCGCGACCACCGGAAACATCCCTGTCCCGGCGGGATGTGTGGTGCCGCTTACGGTCGGCACTAGCACCTATGTCGCGGCAATTTCGACCGGCGGATCGACCACGATGAACCTTGGCAAGTGGACTGGAGACCTCAATCCATTCTGTTCCGTAGGCGGTTCAGGCGGGGGCGGCGGCAGCGTGACCACCAATCCGAGCGCTTCGGTCCCTTCTACCCAATCAGCTTTTACGGTCACTACAGGCAATACATTCCAACAGGTGCTCGCAGCGAATTCCAGCCGCACGGCTTGCTATGTTCAGAACACGTCCGCGCACACCGCCTATGTCTATTGGCTGGCGACCGGCACGGCGTCGCTGACAAACAGCGCACAGGTGCCGGCAGGGGCGGCTTTCACCTGCGCCAACGGAGCGGGCGGCGTTATCCGCACCGCCATCCAGTGGACGACGGGAACGGCGGCCGATCCCGGTGTCGCGACGGAGAATCAGTAATGCGGTGGGTTCTCGCGGCGATGCTGCCGGCACTGGCGGGGCCGGCGTTCGGGCAGGGCGTGACGGGAGGCGGTGGAGGCGCGGCGGTTCGGGATGTCCAAGTCTTCGGGCTGACTGGCACTGCGCCGGCATGGTGCTCGTCTGCCGGAACCACATGCAATGCCGGTTCCGGGACTTGGACTTTACCGGCCTTTTGCGCCAGTGGAGGGGATAGCTGCGTCAGCGATGTCCTGCTCATCGCCGGCGGTCCTGGGGGCGGTGGGGGCGCGCAGGAGGCGCTTGGGACGGTCGGTTCTGGCGGTGCTTCGGGCGGCGCGGCCGCCTGCATCCGTCTCACGGTTGCCACGTCAACGCTTGGCGCTTCGCAGACCGTCACCGTTGGCGCAGGCGGTTCTGGCGGCGCGGGCGGAACATCGGGCGCTGGTGCGAACGGATCGTCCGGTAACAACACAACCTTCGGGTCGTTGTTCACGGCTTACACGGGCGGTCTCGGGGCGGGCGGGCAGACGGCGGCGATAAGTGGCTCCGGCGGCAGCGGCGGGGTGGGCGGGTCTGGTAGCGCCGGGTCGGGGTCAACCGCAGCTGGTGCCAACAATATAACCGGAGCGCAAGCGGGCAACATGAGTGCGGCAAATCCGTCGGGCGCTAATAATGCGAGCGGGATGAATGGAACAACTACGGTGGGCAATTCCGGGAACGCCGCGCCCTGCGTTGGAGGCTCGGGCGCTGGAGGCACCCTGCTTGTCAGCAGCGCAACGGCAGGTGGTTACGGAGGCGCGGCAACCTCCTTGTTAAACTCGGGCGCGGGCGCCTCCGCAACCAGCGGCACGGCCGGGGCTGGCCCAAATCCTAACGTCAACGCCGCGATGTTTCCGTCAACCTCGGGAGCGGGCGGAGGTGGCGGAAACTCAGGCGGCACCGGGGGCGTGGGAGGTGGCGCCGCCAGCGGCGCCTACGGTTGCGGCGGCGCGGGAGGCGGCGCCGGCACTGTGGCGGGGGGAGCAGGAGGCACAGGCTGCGGCGGTTATGCCGTTGTGCTGACACGGCTGTACTAATGACCCGCATCCTCGCCCTGCTCCTCATCCTCTCCGTTCCCGCGTCCGCCCAGCAGATCGGCTGCGGCTTCGTGGTGCAATCGTTCGTCGCCACATCAAGCTGTGGCGGATCACCACCGCCCGCGACGTGCAGCAACAAACTGGATTTCTCGGCCTCTTGTAATAGCCAATATGCAGCGGTGGTCCTCTGATGCTCAAACGGCTCCTTCTCTCCGCCGCGTTCATGCTGCCCGGCGCGGCATGGGCTGCGGACGGCACGCTCGCGGTCACGCCGGGCAGCGGAGCCACGATCGTCACTTCGCCGGACGGGTCTGGCAACGTCGTGCCGCACTCCATTCCGTGCGATCACACCACGCCGACGCAATGCGCGGCGATCAATTCCAGCGGGCAGGCCGCGATCCAGGCGCCGCCGTCTCTGCCGCTGCCGTCTGGTGCGGCAACGTCGGCCAATCAGGAAGTCACGGCGGCGGGGACATCGGCCACATCCGCTCAGGCAGTCCAGGGCGTGACGAACGGCGTGCCCGCGCCAGTGGTGGACAGCACGGGCGCCAACTTCGCATCTATCGTGACGGCGATCACCAACGCTGCGATCACGCCCGTCACCGCCGCCGCACCCACCGTGAGCGCATCGGCATCGGTCACGTCGCTCGTTCTCAAAGCATCCGCGACGATCTCGACGGGCGGCGTGAAGTATTTCCATGCAGAGAACATCACGTCCACGGCCGGATACTGCGTGCTCTACAACGGCACAACCGCGCCATCGACCGGCGCATTGACGGCGGCGAATGTGCTGGGGTTTCAACGGCTCCCGGCGAACAGTTATTGCGATTGGTCGGCAACGAACATCCCGATCGCGGCATCCAGCGGCGCCGTGGTCCTGGTGAGTTCTGCCGCCACGCCGTTTACCTACACAACCGGAACGATCACCGCCGCGATTTACGGGCTTGCACAATGAGGCGCATCGCTCTCGCCCTCGCGCTCTGCACCGCCGTTCTTCCAGCCTGGGGCGGCGGCACGTCGGGCGGTCTTTCGCAGTTCTCCATCAATACGCAAGTGTTCACGGCGACCGGCACATACACGCCGTCCGCTAATCTTGTGTATGCCGAGGCGCACTGTCTTGGCGGCGGCGGCGGCGGTGGCGGTGTTACGGGCAATACGTCCGATGACATCGCATCGGGGGCGGGCGGAGCGGGCAGCGAGTCGATCGTTTGGCTCTCGCCCGCGACGATCGGGGCCTCGCAGGCCGTGACGATCGGCGCGGCGGGAGCGGCAAGCGCGGCGGGGGCCAATTCCGGCGGGACTGGTGGCGTCACGTCAATTGGCGCGCTTTGCCAGGGCAACGGCGGGACCGGCGGCGGAGGGGCAAATTATTCATCGTCTTATGGCAGCGGCGGGGCGGGCGGACCCGCCGGCACCGGCACTATTACTGGCACTGGGATGCCCGGTGAGAATGGGACCGGGTTGTTCTTTTCCGGCCTCCAAGCGTCCGGCGCCCAGGGCGGTTCATCGTCGCGCGGCGGTGGGGGTTTGGTGGGCGGGATTGCGGCGACCGGGCACGGATCGGGCGGGGCTGGATGTTACGAGGGCGCCTCGTCCTCGACATGCGCGGGAGGTGCGGGAACGGGCGGCATCGCTTGGGTGATTGAGTATATCGCGCAGTGAGATTGCCAGCCGCTTTTTTCGCGCTCCTGATCGGCTCCGCTCAAGCCCAGACCGTCACGCCCACATCGTTCGGCATGAACCTGGGGGCGCCGGCAACCACGGTGCAGAAGGTCTTTGCCGGCACGTGCCGCTTGTGGAACGCATCCGGCATACAGGCGGCGCCCGGTGCCCAAGACGTGTCATGGGCCGCTGTGGAAACCGCGTCCGGCGTCTATTCCTGGACGCAGCTTGATACTCAGGTCGCGCAATGCCTCGCGCGGGGCCAGCAAATCATTTACACCTTCGGCAGCGTGCCGGGTTGGGCGAATGGCAATACGGGCGCATATACCCCCCCGACCTCATTCGCGACCCTGTATGCGTTTCAGAGCGCCGTCGTCAGCCGTTACAAAGGCGATGGGATTATTTACTCTGCCTGGGACGAAGCCAACGTCGGGGGCGGCTTCTGGTGGAACGGAACGCAGGCGCAGATGCTTGCTATTGCATCGAATTTATACTCCGTAGTCCACGCGACCGATCCCACGGCCAAAGTTGCAACGCCTTCTGTGGCCGGATGGGGAGGGCAGATGTTCCCGTGGCTGCAAACCTATCTCGCGGCTGGCGGCGGCGCCTACGCTGACGCAATGGACGTGCATCTCTATCCCTACGAAAACGCAAGCCATAGCAGCATCCCGGCGACGACCTCGGCCGAGGCGATCCCCAATCAGCTTGCTACATTCCAGAACATTTTTGCTTATTACGGGCAGGGATCGAAGCCACTCATCGGCGATGAAGGCGGCTACGGCAATATGTCCAACTCCGGGCTGACGACGGCGCAGTTCCCGCCCTACGCCAGCAAGTGGCTGATCTTCAACGCCTCGGCCGGGCTGACCTCGTATAGCTGGTATGCCTACGACGATCCGAGCGCGTCCGGCTGGGGGCCGCTATGGGACGGTGGCAGCGGGCTGAACGCAACCGGCATCGCCTACCGCGTCACGCAATCCTGGCTGGCCGGGGCAACGTTCACATCGGCGGCGGCGCGGGTCGCAAATACCAATCAGGTGCGCAATCCGACCGGCACGGGCATGGTCGCCGGTACGCCGGGAACGCCGCCAACGAATTGGAGCGTCTACAACCCCGATAGCGGCCACGGCATCACGACGAGTTGGGTGGGAACCTGCGCCTCCGGGGGCGGCGTCGAATGGCTGGTGAGCGGCACCGCGACGGCGGGGGCCACCGGCTACGTGCAGCTTTCGTTCGAGTCGGGAACTCACATCGCGGCGACAACGAATCAATGGTGGACGTTCGGGCTTGAAACTCAACTGCTGGCCGGATCGGTGATCCCGTCAGATGGCACCATCGTCATGGAAATGAACGAGAATAACAGCGGCGGCACCTATCTCGATCTGGTCCTCTACTATGTGTTTTCACCGTTCGGCGGCACCCTGGCGCAGAATGCGCAGACCTTCAGCACGCAGGCGACGAATGCCAGCGTGGCCTACGTCGTTCCGCAACTCACTGTCGCCTATTCGGCTGGCGACACGCTTTCGGTTCCGCTCTGCATCACCGCGCCATCAATGGATACCGGCTCGGAATATTCAGCCACGCTAACCGACGCCTCGGGCAACGCGCACCAGATCGTGTGGGACAGCGCGGGCGGCCCCACGTCCTACAGCACGTCCTACACCTACGCACAGGACATCACCGGCAACCAGACCGCGCTATCGGGCACCGCGACGCTGACGGGAGCGCCGTTGTTTCTCAGCAACGCGCTGCGAAAGGGATGGACGCCATGATACATGACAGTTACGGAATATATCGCGGCATGGTATGACCGCCTCAGCAGATCGGCGCATGCGGAGCCGTCTGTTGGGAGCGCTTGATGTTCAGACGGTCGGAGACCCAGATTGCATGACGCCAGAAAGCGCGACTCCGGCCAGGGAAAATCACACCCAGATCACAAACATCAAAAATCCATCAAATATCGTGAGCATGGCGTTAGTTCAGACGTTTACACGTGGAAGCGTGCATGGCTGAACTCGTCGAATTGGGCGAATGTCCGCACCGGCTTGGTCTTAGCTGCTCTGACCCAACTCATTCCGGTTGCATGGCATTTCCTTCAGGACCAGATCTGGACCCCGATCATGGCGTATTTCCATCTGCGCTGGAAATAACCCGGCGGCGGAGGCGCGATTGGATCGCGCGGGCCGGCGTGATCGGTGTTGTCTGG